GTCCTTGCCTTTACTGCCGCCGCTCTGTCTTTCTCTTGCGCCAGCCGGTGACTCTCCTGGGCCGTTCTCACCATAGAATCATGCCACGAGGTATCTTGCTTGCGCTGAGGAGTAGGAACTCTGTCAAGAGCACTCCGTACAGTGTCTACTCCCTTTCGGAAGTAGTCCACTATCGGCTGCGCCGCTCCGTACTCTTGGGCCATCACTTATCTCCCGCTTGCAAGAGCCCGCTTCACCTTGCGGGTTTCTTTCTTTGGCCGCTCCTCTTTTGGGGGCGTCAATGCTGCCTTGACCTTACCCTTGGGAGCCATACGCTCCGTCCCGCGCATCTTCTCGCTGAATGCCGGTTTTACTTCTCGACTCGCCATATCAACCCCTCGCCTTCATTCGCATTTTGGCTTTACGCATCATCTTCTCGACGCGCTTAGTCTTTCCTTTGGCAATAACGCGCTCACCTTTTTCAAGGCGCTTCAACCCTGTCTTGCGGATTTTTCCACCACGATGATACGCAACCGGAGTTGGAGCCATCCTGCTTGCATCGTTCAATTCGTCACGGCCGGACTGCGAAAGACTTTTACCGGCGGCCCTCAGACCTCCAGCGGCTCTGGACTTCTTCCAACCGGAATCGCTCTGAGCCTCTCTGTTCGCAGAACTTGCATCTGCCGAAGGATCAAAACCGTCGTCTGCCATAACCGCCTCTCAGACCAGAGGGGCATAGCGACTGCCATGCCCCTCTGGTGATTGCCCAGCGAAGGGCCTTAGAGTCCTACCAGAAGCAACTCGAACGTCAGTGGAGCCAGGTTGAAGCTGGCCGGGAGTTCGATCTCTGCGGCCGGCAACGAAGCCGAGGAGCCGACATAGAACATCTGCATCTTCGCAGTTGTCGGGTTATACGTGGGCTGATAACCCTGCTGTCCGCCACACGGAATAGCAGTAATCACCTTGTCCAGCCCGACGTTGCCAGTAGTTTCGGTGGCTCCCCCAATACCTTGAACGAGGTAGCCGCCTACCGGATAGTCCGAGATCGCCGGCTGAAGGTTGACGAGTTCTCCCCGCAAGTTGCCGAGTGACAGATCGCCATCGGGAAGTTTCGTGATCGTGTATGCCATCGCTTGCCTCCCTTAGATGATGTCGCAGCCGACCAGAACATCGACCAGGCCGGTCTTGAGAGCCGACAAAACCGATGCCTGCCGTCCGAACGGTTGATAAGTTGCCGCGCTTCCAGCCGCAATGAACGCTGAACTCAAAGTTCCAGCCGAAGGAACAATCCATGCCCCGATGCCAGCATTGGCTGAACTGGACATATACGCCTGCGGCAGATAACCGGCCACCTGGATGAGGATCTGAGCGCCTAACAGGGCCGTTGACGTTAGAGCCGTTCCAGCGTTTCCGTATCCGGTTGCCGTATTAAGCAACATGAATCCGGCCGGGAAAGCCAACCCTAAAGTCGTCCCTCCCAATGCCTCGGTCGTAATACCAGTGACCGTGGTGTAGGTTTCATCTGTCCAGTACACCGGAGCCGGAGCGCCAGCGGTCGTCAAGTTGGCCGTGGTGATCGCCGAAGTGGACAAATACTGGACGAGCATGTAGATTACCGGAGCGCCGCTCGGGTTAGCCGCGGCCGAGTTAGCGCCGCTGGATGTATTGACCGAAGCGATGTACCGTTGACCGAGCACCTGGTTCTCGCCTAGCCCCTTCCACGGCGCAAATGCGGACGATGGATTGTAGAGATAGGTCGAGGCTACGCCTGTGTCGATCTGAAGAAGCTGATTGCTTGGATTGAAAAACGCCATGTTAGTTCTCCTCTCTCACAGGCCGCTGAAGGCAAGGTTGAACATCAAACGTGGTGCATCGAAAACCACGTCGCCGTCATAGAAATACTGGCCGGCAACGTCGTCAGTGTTCTGCGCTTCCTTCCAGCCCGAGAATCCGAAAGCATACTTCGGAATTGTCGAGACGTAGAAGAAGATGTAGTTGGTGTTGAAGCCGTACATCTGGTAGGCGCCGCCCAACGTGCTGAGATACTGGTCAACAACCACCTGGGCTCCGTTCCAGAAGAACGAGCGGAATCCAACGTGAACGTCGGAGGTCTCGTCATTGAACCGTTGCTGAGGCTGGAGTTTGTTCCAGAAGGCGTCCCACACCGGCTGCGTGGTCACGAGCATGTCCGGCTTCTCTTGACCGAACCACGTTGACCCGAAAGCAGTCTGCACAGCACCGAGCGAGAATGCCGTTGGCGCCGCGTAGTAGGCGTTGATGCCAGTGTTGGCCGCGGATGCGATGTCGGTTCTGGTAACGCCGCCGTAGGTCGGATAATTCGCCGGGATGTTGACGGCCGCTGCTGCCCCGTCGAGGTCGGTCGTCGAGTTCAATGAGCTTGAACCGTTCACGCCGCCGTCGCCGTACAGGTTGACCGCAAGCAATTGCGCCATCGTGCCAGAGGCGTTAATCATTTTCGAGCCGATGAAGCTCAAAGCCCCTTCCGGTCCACGATTCAACACCTGGTCCGAACCGTAGAGAGTCACGTTGACGTAATACTGCTTGATGTTGAAATACAGAGCCGTGTCCGTCTGCACTGCCGAGGTATCGAACGCTTGGCCACGCTGGTACGAACCGCCCTTCAAAGGCGCGTACATGATGTTGTGGCGGATCGTAAGACCGCCCTCAAACTGGAAGCGCCGCTTATTCTTCAGCCGCGTTAGGACAGGCGAGTTCTTGAACACGTTGTCCACGATGCGCGGAACGATTTTGTCAACCGTTTTGCTCGTGAGATCGTTATATGTGAGCACGCTAAAACCTCGATTCCGCCCATTCGGGCCTGAGATGCTGACAACTCGGCTTGCGCCGTTTCATCGGTCTGTAGGGGCCGCTTTACGCTTCCTACTGACTCATCCCTGCCAATCCCGAGTGGGTTCTGCACGAGGCTTCCCGCTTACAGATTGCAGTCACGGTTTTAAGAACCGCGAAACTTTACTTCCCTGCTGCTACCAATTCCTTTGCGCCTTCAATTACTCCGGCCATCACGCTGTCGCGTACATCCGGTAGACCTTTGTCGGCGCTTTCTGCCATTGCCTTCTGCAAAAGACCAATTGGGTTTTCTTCCGGCGGCTGAGGGATAGTCCGCTCATGTCCGCCACCTGGCAACGCGCTTGCGCCGTACTTCTCTTTGGCAATCTGTTCGGCGCGTTCCTCGATCCGTTTCGCCTCTTCCTTCTTGGCGCGAACTGGACCTAAGAACTTCTCTTCAACCTTGAGAGCATCAAAGTTCTGTTCGTCGCTCATCAACTTGAAGAGTTCCTTCGCCTTCTCTGCGTTCCACTTCTCGCCACTTTCCTGCTCGTAGTGACTAGCTAAAACCGCAACTTGAGAAGAGAATCCAGCCACAAACGGGATAGTCTCCCTGTTGAACTTTTCTTCGCGCTCCTTGAATCCATCCTCAACGAGTTTTTTGCTCTCAGAGGCGTAAAGCGCGGCTGCTTCTTCCTTCGTCAGACCGCCAGCGTCTTTAGCGATCTCCTTCACTCTTTTGGTTACCAGTTCATCCAAAACCTTTGGGTCCATGTCTCCTCCAAGAGCTTTCGCTGCTTCAAGTTGTTGTTCGAGTTCCGTGTACTTTTCAGTGAAAAGTTCCTCACCGGATTCCAGATCGAACCAGCCTTTCTCGGCCGCACTCTCAAGAGTGCTGTAGACCTTACCGGCCCACGGTTCCATCTTCGTCTTGTATGCAACGGCTTCCTCGTACTCAGTCTGCTTCGACTTCAACTCGTTCTGCTTGCGACTGTAGTCGTCTTGGCGAAGCCACCCGCCCTTCAGTTCAGGTTCTTTTGCAAAAAGGTTGTCAATGAGCTTCTTCTCGTCCGCACTGAGCGAAGAGTAAATCTGGTCAAAATCTTTAACTGCCATCTCCCTTGTCCTTCCTCGCTTCCCTCATCGGGCTCCGTCGAGGCTACGGGCTGCGGGTGTTAATGATTAACCGGGCATCTGCCCCGGCATTGGAGGTAACTGCGGTTGTGTTGGAGGGGGTGCGCCTGCTCCAGCCGCCGGAGGCTTCTCTACGCCGCCTGGCTGAGATTGCGGACCCTTTTGCTGCTCCATGGCCGCTCCCGTCTTCAGGATTGCCATGGCTCTCTGAACGTAGGTGCGAAACGTATCGCCCGGTACGCCCATCAAAATCTTTTCGACCGTCGAAAGAGCTAAGTCGATCTGGTTCTTTCCTACCTGATCTTGAGCCTGTCCGACTGCCGCTCCAAAACCCGGAGGAGCACCTGCTCCCCCCGGAGGCCCCATCTGGGCCTGGGCTTGCGGCGACATCGGAGGTCTATCAATTGGAGGCATCAGAACTCCGAGTTTCCGACTTGCGTCTTGCCAGTCTTCGCGTTGACACTCGTTCCGTGGGGTTCAACGGTGTTCATGTCCCCAACGTCGATGTAGGTGCCGACCTGAACAAACTCACCCTTCTTCATCTTTGGCGCCGAGGTCGCTTCATAGTGACCGCCTACTGCTATGGGTGCGGCCATTCCCTTTCCGTCTTTTGGCATTTCATTTCCTCAGTTCGGAAGTGGTGGGGGAGCGCCGTGACGCTCCCCGGTTTCTTCGTGCCGGTCAAAACCGGCGACTCACTTAGCGGCCGTGCTTACGTCCGCCCTTTTTCCGTCCCTTGCCACGCTTGGTCTCGAACATGGTAGGCTCCTTTCCGGGTTATTCGCCCTGGGTTTTATTTCGCCGATGTTCTGGTTGCGGCCACTCACCGCTGTACTTCTGGCGATCCCCGGAATGGATACCGGAGGTCTCGTTGGCAAATAAAAAGCCGCTAAGGACGAATCCCTAGCGGCTGCCGAAGTCCAGTCCGCTCTCGCGGTGTCTCCTGCTTTGCCTACTGTGAAAGTGATACATCTTTTCGTTTGTAGTTTGCAAGCGAAAAATTCAAATTATTTTTATTTGACCTTATCTTTCGTCTCCAACTGCACCGAAACTACCCCTCCATCTTTGTTGAAATCGACGGTTACACGGGCGAATTTCTTCCCCTCGTGCGCCCTTTTAAGCGTTGCGAGAATCAGCGGAATGTCCTCATCTTCAAACTTATTTCTTTCCGCCATGATGCTCCCCAGGCTTTACGCCAGCCGCCGCCATCGCAACCGCCATCTGCTTTGCCTCTTCCATAAGCTCGTCATCGTTCTCTTTTTGGTTGATGTGCCAGTCTAAAATTTGGAAAAACTTCTTGCGGCTCAAGTCCTTGTTCTTCCTCAATCCGGCCGCTATCTGTATCCGATCCTGCCTCTGGAAATTAAACAAAGAGCCTTGCTCGCATTCAAAGCCGTACTTACGAACGTGCGATTCGGAATTGACTCCTTCCGGTATCAAGCTCCCCGGACGATCATCGATGTCTTCTTGCACTAAGCCGTCCATCCCAAGGCATTCCACTCGACGTGAAGCGTCATAGAACTGGAGAGCCGTAGCGGTCCACAGTTCTCCTACCTCATTTACCGCTGTTTCGACGTTGCCGGCCTTAAAGCGGATTGGCGTGGTCTTCGAGAATTGAATCCTGTCGAGCGTATCGCCGCCGGGAACCTGCTTCTTCGCAAGAGCCTGGTTGACCGCTTCGGTCCCTGAGTTCTCTTTGATCGAACGCTTGAGTTCCTGATAGATAGGAATTGGGTAGTTGCCGATGTTTGGCGGGGTCTGCCATTGTGGGCCTGTAATCGCATTCGAGTTGTAGGAGATTTTCAGGTTCGGCTTTCCGGCGTCGATCTGCTTCAAGGCGTCCGGGTGAATTGCGGACTTCGGCGCCATCAAAGCAGGACTCAACGCCCTCTTCGTGGCCTGCAAGAGACCGGACATGATTTGGTTGAGGATGTCATTCGTATCCATCCACGGCTTGATTACGCTCAAGGCGTACTGCTGCCAAGGAACTGAGTGGAGGCCCATGAGAACGAATGGGCGCTTGCGGTGGTAGTAGGGGTTCGGCTCATCGTAGAGCGTTACTTTGTTGGAGCGGACTACCAGCCGCCCCCGCGGATACAGCTTCTCTCCGGGCTTAACCCAGTATCCCCACGGTGCGCTGTTTTTATTCGTTCCGTCTCCCGGACCCATCCATATCGTCTTGGACGATTCATTGACGCTATCATCAAGCACCAGAACTCTGCGACTTCCGCCTCTGGATACTTACTTCTTACGCTTGAATTCTCAGAACCGCCCATGATCCGCTTCCATCCAGGGCTCAACTGCTCAAACAGTTGCGGCATCACGTTTGGCGGAACCTGCGGCTCGATCCCGTAC